CCTAGTATCTGTGTCTGTACTGCTCCACTAACTCCTACCATACATAAGTCACTATTACTTGCGTTAATGCTCGGACTAATTGCACTAGGTGGGTTTGTCCTTATTGTACTCTTAGTATCTGTACTTGTAGTTACTGTGCTATTACTTGTACTGTTTGTAACAATAGGGTCAGCAGCCATTACTGGCAATACAAACACTATCCAAAACGCTACAACTATAAACCCAGCTATTACATTGTTACGCAGTCTGTCAGACATTAGGCTTCTACTTTAGCTGCCTTTAACTCATCAGTAGTAGTCATACTATCTACTTGATTTGTAATATCTCTGAGCCTTTGTTTCTCTGTCACAATAGCAGAAGTATCTGAGCCAGCTTCTTGTGCCTTCATAAAGAGAATGTCTTGTGCTTCTAACAGAGGTTTTCTGTCTGCTCTAAGTCTGTCTTTAGTTATAGCTTTAGCTTTAGTTATGTCTACAGTAATTGGCATTAGAGATTCTCCTTCATATTGTATTTAGCTAAATCCTCTGCACTCAAGTCTGCTGAAGTTTTTTCATCAGAGCCAGCAGTATATGTCCAAGCACCTCTGAAAGTTCTGTCAGACAAGTCAACTGAGTCAGCTATGATTTCGTATTTAGTGCCAGTAGGTAAATCTTTGTTTGCAAGATGAATCATTTTTTCTTCATCTGTTCCTGTTAAGGTAGCTAAGAATTTAGAAGCTGGAATTATTACAACACAGATTTCTTCATCTTTGTCATTTGTTGTGGGGTATATTATTTTCATATTAATCTCCAAATACTAAAACGCTAACATAAGCTGCATCTACATAAGTACCAGATTCAGTTCTTCGTTTTGTAGAAATTGAGCCAACTGCAATAGAATCATTCCATCCAGCACCCCAAGCATTATCACCTGATACTACACTATAGTTAGCATTGCCCATATTGTTAGCAAAATTGACAGTATATTGACCAACAGCGTTATCAGTAATACTGCTTACATTATGACTATCATTAATTCCAACAGTACCAGTACCATCAATACTTACCCAAACCTTTGCAGTAAACTGTGACAAGCCTCTGCCATCTGAGGTAAGTTTAAATCTTTCGCCATTAGTATTATCTCTTATGGTAAATGCACCAGCAGTTCTGCCTACTTCTAAATTGAAACTTTCACCAGCGTTTTTTAATTGAATAAGAGAAATTGTGCCTGAACCACTTGTAGATTCAACTGTTATATTTTTTGCACCAGCAGTTCCGCCTACTAATGCTCCATCACTAACTGCTTCAATTGTTTTTGTTCCTGAATAATCTAGCTGTGAGCCATTAGGCAATCCAGTAAGACTAGCACCACTAATCGCTGGAAGATTACCTGTCAGCTTGGTCGCATCAATCGTAGTAGAAGTAAACGCACCAGCAGAACTGATACTCGCTTTCTCTACTCCGTTGGCTTGGAACTTTATATCCTTAGAAGAACCATCAGCGTTTAGTGTTAGATGTTCGTCACTTGATTTTATTGTACTCATCCCGCTATCTCCGTAAGAATAATATTTGATGCTGTTCTATAGCCATTGTTTGAACCTGTATAGTTTGCATTTGAATAATTTACCCCTAAAGTGCTACCTTCTGTTTTTACTTGAATCTTATATGTAGTAGCTGATGTAGTTGCTGGTGAATCTACATAATTAATAGTATAAGGAACTGTTTCATTTGCGTGCATACCTCTACTTGCAACAGCACATCTATTAGCCGAACTGTAAGCATCGCCTATACTTATATCTGTGCTTCCCCTAACAAGTTTAACAAATCCAACCCAACCTTCAGCATTAGAAAAACTGCTTTGTACAGTTACATAAATTTTACTATTTGAAAACTTAGGAGTAATTGTTGCAGTTAATCCTGTATCAACAAAACTTGTGCTAGTTGTTCCAAAAGCTACTGAGTCTGTTGCACTAACAACCTGTAACACACTACCCGTAGGCAAATCGCCATACTCTATAGCGTCACTCTGTATCTTATCGACTCCAGTTGAGCCACTAATCTCTGTTGGCATTTACTACTCCTTATGGTTTAGGATTGGCATCCTTAACAGCTTTAATTGCCTTATGCCATTCACCTGTTGCATCTAACTTACCAGCAGTCATATCGTGGTACAGTTGGTCTAACTGCTCCTTGATTTCTGCATAGGCTGTTGCCCTTGTTCTTTGGTATGCTTTACCATCATAGACACCTTGAAGTCTTGTAACCTCTGCTTTAAGTGCGTCTGCTGTGGGTTCAGTTTGTTTACTGTCCAGCCACTCTAATTCGTCACCTCTCAATACCCATTCAGCGTTTGGCTTTAAAGATTGAAGGGCATCGACTGTTGTCATCTCATTTGCCATTTCTTGCTCCTGTTAAAAAAATTAAATTAAAAATCATACTGCACTCCATCTTTTCGCTGAATATATAATTCCAGCTGCTGGATTAGTGTTACTTGTTATGTCTACACCCCATCTAAAAGTACCCCCAACGCTATGAATTTGACCAATCATCCTAAAATAGTAAGGTGTACCCACAGACAATCCCGTTGCTAATGCTGTAACGCTACCTTCTACGGGAACATAGGTGTCATCATTTCCTGTTCCACGTCTACCTGAAGAATGACGACCATTAGCATAAATAGTTGTTAAACCTGACGTAAATCCAGTATTTGTTGCTCGTTGAATTCCCCACCCCATATAACCAGCAGAAGCGTAAGTATCAAACTGAAATTGAAATTCAAAAATATCATCTACGTGTTCAGGTGTAAGTGTGACGTATGTAGAACCTGAAATATTAAGTTGGTCTTGACTTGTAGTTGTAGTTTCAGTTTGTGTTGCATAAACAGCCCTATCAAATTCTTTAAATCTAGGCAAACCCGATATTGGATTTAAGAGAGCTATAGTGCCTGAACCATCTGCGGTTTCTAATTGGTCTACTTTAATTTTTGATGCCATTAGCCCGCTACCTCCATTGCTATAAAACTAATATTTCCTCTATCATTAGCTTGATATTGAAAAGTACCTCCATCTGTTTTCATATAGGCTTGATAGGTTATTGCAGATGTAGTTGATGGAGAGTCTAAAACACCCATTGCGTGTGGAGCAACAGTAAATCCTGTTGAACCAACTGTGTAATGACTTTCTAAACCTTTATCACTATCACCTATATTTGTACTATTTCTATAAATAGTTACTTGTGCCATAGTATTTGCTTCAGGTAAATAAGTTCCTCCTCCTTGAATTTGTAAAAGAATTTTTGAGGATGTTGATGAAGGCGTAATGGTTACACTATGTCCAGTTGCAACAAATGAATTACTGGTTGTTGTAACACCTGTTTGCCCCATTTGGCTTTCAACTACTTGTAATATATGACCAGCGGGCATAGCAAGTTTATAACCAGTTGGTGCTGCAATTGCTTTAACTTCTAATGTACTCATACTATGCTCCAGTTTCCGTTGACTGTGACAGTCTTGGTATCAGCGATTGTTATAGGGCCAGCACTCATTCCGTTAGATGTACTAGGAATAGTTATGTTCTCGCTTATTGTTTGGGCATTGGTTCTAATCACACTCGAAGTACCTAGACTTGGACCACCTAACTCTACTGCTGAATTAATATCGGCAGCAAGGATTGTGTCGTTTAGTATTTCGTTTGTGGTTATTCCGTTGCCACTAATCGTTATTGCCATTCGTTACTCCTATGGTGTTTGTGCATCTATCATTGCTCGATAGGCTGTTTTTACTGAGTTAGTCCAAGTCGCATTAGCTACTGCCTGTACTCTAGCATCTTCACCGCTAATGTCTGTGTCTGCCCAAGAGCCACTAACTTTAGTGCTTGGTGCTAGAACGTGTCTTGAATATGTTTGACTAAGTTGTACACCATCTTCCTTGACTCTTGTTGCTGTGCGTACTTGCACTTGCCCCATCTCTAATACTTCAATCTTGTCTACTACTGTTTCTTTCGTTAAAGCCATTGCTTTCTCCTGTTGTTAAATGTCCGTTCTAAGAATCCACTTAGAATAATTAATCGGTTTGATATGTAAATGCGTATTGCATTATCACTCTGTGTCCTGTACCAGATACCGAAATACCAGAGCCTCCTGTAATGGCATTTCCATCCCCTTCACTAATAAGATTAGTACCCGAAATGGTTGAATCGCCTTCATTTAAATAAGTGTAGCAAGGTGTTGATACATTATTTACAGACCAGTACATAAAATTAACCCCTGTAACAAAAGCTGTGCCAGAACCAGCCGAAACTGCAAAAGGTAGTCTAATATGCAATGCTCCTGTTGTTGCTAATGTTGCACCTTGTGTATCAATATATGCTTGTACGTGAACATTACGACCAACTTTAGTGTATTGTAAATTTCCTCTACCACTTGCATAAGAAGTTTGCGTAGTTCCATTAATATCTAAAGCATTAGTTACTTCACCTTCCTCATAATCGTCTAAAGCATTGGCTGCTGCTGTGTCACCGTTGAATGTTAAGCCATCAGCAGTAACTCTAATAGCTTCTGAACCATCAGTAACATTAAAAGTAACTGGGTCATCAGAAATAATTTGTGACAAGGTAGTTGCACCATCGTGCCTAATTTGAAGTTGTAAATTATCAGAAGTATGTCCAAACTGTATAGCTGACCTACTTGCGTCTGGAGTTAAAACACTTATTCCTCCGTTACCACTATTTTCAACCACTAAATCATCAGAGTCTGTGTTAGCTGTAACACTACCAGCCGATGCTGTATGAATATGTGCTGTACCATCAGGACTACTTGTACCAATTCCAACTTTACCTGAACCATTATCAGCAATAAGTGTGCCTGTAGAGTCAGGTAGTGTTATCGTTCTGTCTGTACTTGTATTCGGAGCAGTTACAGTTAGTACCCCTGTGCCTGATGCGTGTCCTTGTATTTTTACTTTTGACATATATCTCCTATGCTACTATCCAAGTTGAACCCGTTGGAATCGTAACTGAAATTCCTGAGTTAATTGTTATTGGTCCAGCAGTCAAAGCATTATTGCCACTTGTTATGCTATAGTTAGCTGCTATGGTGTGTGCGTGTTCGTACAAACCCTTGTCTGTAGTATTACCACCACCTACTGGAGTCCAAGCTGAACCATCATAAATCTCAGCACTGGTATCTGTTGTGTTAAACCTAATGAAACCAGCAGAAGGTGAGCCATCTCGCTGACCTGTTGTACCTGCTGGCAGTGCACCTGACCCTGTGGCTGATGTCTTAGTCACTACCGCAGTAGTCGCTGCCTTGGTATCTATCTGAGTTTGAATAGCAGAGGTAACACCATCTACATAGTTAAGCTCAGTATCTGTTGGTGTAACTGCACCATCAATATTAGGGAATGTAGTTTTCAGTACATTCTTAATTCCTCGTATATGGTCATCACCCTCAGAGACATTATCGCCCGCTGCTGGATTAGTCGCTACGAGGTCATCTATGTACTTAGTACCTGTTAAATCCTCTAAAGCCATTCTCTACTCCTTTATGCTGAAGCAGCTGTTACTGTTACCGTTACCTGTAGTGTGTCACCAGAGATTACTGCTCTTGAAGAACTAAAGTCAACTACACCATATAGTGTACCTGCTGTTCCTGTTGCTGCTGTGTTTAGAAAAGCACCAGCTACTGTTGCTGTTGCGTTAATTGTAAAGTCTACGCTAGAACTGTTAGTCATACTACCACTTGATGCTGCACCTTCTGTCCACTCTTTTCTGTTACCAGAATAGCCAGTAAGCTCTGCCCAGCTTGAGTGTGATGCCATAGTGTCTGCTGCTACTGGAGTACCAGCTCCTTTTAGTCCTATGTACCAAGTTGTTACCTGTGTACTTGCGTGAAATTGTGTATCTAGAATATGGTTTAAACCTACTGTAGTAATTAGGTTCTTTTTATTCTCTTCCCATTTGATGTTGCCATCTTTATCAAGACAAGTAACTTTCCAAAAGTTAGCCAGCCCTATGTTTACATTATCTAATGTCATTGTATACTCCTGTTGTGTTATTCATCTGGGTCACTTATCTTTGTCCAAAGTGTGTCCGTGTCTTCCTCTACATCGTTCCATAAGAATGTGTTGTCACTAGAGGCAGAACCAGTCATACCCATTGTTCCACTTTCTGGAAAGTTTACATTATTCTTTATGTTACTTGTTCCAGCAATTGTTCCATTAACTGGCATTGCTAGTGTTGCACTATCTACTACATCACCAGCGTTTGCTAGTGAAATAGATGCTGGCATAACATGTGCTGTTGTACCAGACATTCCGTAACTACCACCTATCGTTACTCCTCTAGGGAATACAGTATCTTCTAGTAATGACTTTGACAATATAGTCTGAGTCATAGTGGCTGTTACTTGGTATGTACTGTTATCCCATATATAGGAATTACCTGACCAAGTTGATGAGTCTGCTGACCAAGTGCTAGATGCCATTAGCCTTCAACTCCAGAGTAAATATTTCTTACTCTCATTGCAGAGCCAGAGTGTCTATCTCTTTGGTCTGCTTTTTGTAATTTGTCTATAGCATTACCATAACCATTTAGCCATACTGCTACTCTTTCATCATTCTTAATAAAAGGCTCTGCTTCCATAAGAGCACCATATAATAATATGTCTGGTGCA